GATTGGCATTACTATTACGATGAACTTATATTTGGTGTAGGAAAATCAGGTATTGACTTTGGTAAACAATTAGCTGAAAAATACAGCTTACCAACTGAACCTAAATCAGTACAAATTGGTGTTAGATTTGAAGCACCACAAAAACACTTCCAAAAACTAATCGATGTATCTTACGATTTCAAATTATATAGAAAATTTGAAGATAAAGGTGTATCACTACGCTCATTCTGTACAAACAATAATGCGGCTTATGTAGCAGTAGAGCAAACGTATGGGGATCATAGTTACAATGGGCATGCTAAGAAAGATGAAGCATTCCGTAACGATATGACCAATTTTGGTATATTAATGGAAATTAATGGTATCGAAAAACCATTTGATTGGTCAAGAAACGTAGTACAATCTGTAAATAAAGAAGGTACTGGTTTATATTATAGCCCATCTCGTAAACCATCAACCACATCAGAAGGTATAGATGTATCTGCTATACAAATTAATAATAAAGAATTAGATACAGTAAGAGAACAATTTGATGGATATTTCCAGTATATAGATGATTTTATTGCTGATATGAAGAAGGTATTCCCGACTTTGTCCCATGACTGGGGTATTTATATACCTGAAGTTAAATATTTATCACCAGAACCATTAGTTAATTATAATAATTTAAGTCTAACAAAGTATGAAAATGTCCACTTCGTCGGAGACGCTCTCTCAGCTCGAGGAATTACTGTCAGTGGAGCACAAGGAATCTACGTTGCCGAAGACCTTATCAAATAGGGAATTAGGAAATTTATTAGAGGCAATTGATTTATATTTTCTAATGAATTATGACGTAATGTCTTTTTATGAAAAAGGTACACAAGACGAAATCAAATTATTTTTAGATTTACGTAGTGAGGTTTTAAGCAAATATAAAAGTACACCACAAGCTTAATATTTATATGTACATAAACCCCATGAAATGCCAGAAAATGCAATCCACCTAATAATAGCCATAATATCAGCACTTAGTAGTGTTGGAGCGTGGAGGTTCTATGAGACAAAAGTAAAACTTAAATCTGCAAAATATCAAAATCCTCAAAAAGCAAACGAGAATTTTATAGCAGATTTACAATCACGTGTAGCAAAATTAGAAACATTATTAATTGAATCGTCTGAAGAAAAAGATGAAATGCGCGATATTATTACAGATTTATCATCATCAGTATCTGGCTTAAAGGTTAAAATTAAATTTCTTGAAGAAGAAAATACATACCTTAAGGGAAAAAAATCGCGAAAATAGTTGGATGGGCGAGATCCCATTCGTATATTTACGCCTAATTTAAATGTTATATATATGAAAAAAGTAAAAGAAGATTGGTCAACAAGATCAATTACAACCCCCGAAGGAATCACAATTTCCTTTTTCAACAACAAACTCCACAATTGGAATGGTCCTGCCATTAAGTATAATGACGGCAGTAGAAGAAAAGCTGAATACTACCTATATGGTATTCAAAGAACTAAAGACGATTGGTTAGAATTTAGACGCGATCGTAGTGGAGTTCCTCCAGACAAAAATCCACAAGTACAATCAAGATTTTAATATGAGAAAAGCCGTTATAGTGAGTGGGTATTTTAACCCACTCCATAAGGGCCATCTAGAGTTATTTAGAACGGCCCGAGAGTTTAGTGAAGACTATCTAATAGTAATTGTAAATTCTGATTTACAAAGAGAATTAAAAGGTAGTAAAGAGTTTCAAGACGAGAATGAAAGATTAGAGATAGTCAAATCAATCAAATACGTTAGTGAAGCAAGAATCTCACAAGATTTAGATAAAACACAATGTGAAACATTAAGACAAATTTATAATGATTATGGTAAAATTTGGGACTTATATTTCGCAAATGGTGGTGATCAGGATAATAAATCTATACCAGAAAGCGTGGTTTGTGAAAAACTAGGTATTAAATTGATAGATGGGTTTGGTGATAAAATTCAAAGTAGTAGTTGGTTATTAAAATAATAAAGTATGAAAATAGGTTTATGTGGTACAATGAGTGTAGGTAAAACTACATTAGTTAATAGATTAAAAGAATTAGGTCAATTTGAAGATTATGAATTTGCTACTGAACGTAGTGAATATCTAATGAATCTAGGTATTCCATTGAATACTGATTCTACATTAAATGGTCAAACTATATTTTTAGCAGAGCGTGTTGCTGAATTAATGAAAGAAAATGTTATAACTGATAGAACTATATTAGATGTTATAGCATTTACTAATTTAGCTAAGTCTATTGATTTAAAAGATAAAGAATATTTTGAAGATTATGCTAGAGTATTCGTAGGTCAATATGATTATATTTTTTATATTTCTCCTGAAGGAACTGTTATGGAAGATAATGGTATTAGAGAAACTGATTTAGAGTATAGAGATCTTATTGATAAAGCTATTATTAAAGCAATGAACACCTATGGTCATAGATGTGAAAATGTACATATGTTAAAAGGTACAACTGATGAGCGCATTGAGCAAATGTTGGGAACAATTCAATTTTAAATATTTATAATAAAATATACTATCATGCAAGATAATTTTAGTATTCGTAATTGGAATAATACAATATTACACGAGGATGCCTTTAATGAAGGTACTGGCGAAATAAATGTATATGGGTATCAAACCCAACATTTTGATATATGCCCAGGAGCTGTAACTCTATTTAAAAATATAATGGCTGGTCAATATTCAGATGGTACTCCTAATGCTAAAGAAGAGGCCTCTATTATAGCAATGGCTAAATTACATGATGCCCTTTTTAATATGGAGAAAAAAGCTTTGGGATATGGTGAAGTAGATAAGTCATATTTAGATCAAGCTCAAAGATTAGAGAATGAAATATATATGCAAGCAAGTAACCTCGATTTAGAAGATGAAGTTAAAGCATACATCCCTGGCCATATAGACAGAATTGCAAATGTTGTAGTTAACCCTGCAGATGTATCTGAACAAGACGAGTTAGAAGCAGATGACATTGAACTAGAAATCCCGGGTGAAACACCTACTGTAGATAAAACAGTCCAAGCTAAAGCATCTAAGCAAGATAAAATTATAAAAGACTATCAACGTCTTAAAGATTTAATGCAAACAGAGCTTGATATGTATAAAAGCTTTGAAAGCCCTGAAAATAAAGAATTAGCTAAGGAAAGATTAAAAAAATTAACTCCTGAATTCCAGGCGGCTAAAAAAGCATATGAAAAACTAAAAGGCGTTAAGCTTTGAATCGAATAAATACGATTATAATATGCATTACTGCATTGGTTATATTCTATATATTAAAACAAGAGAATAAACCCGATGTTGATATCTCACAATACGAAACTCAAATTAATCTGTTACAAATTCAATTAAATGAATTACAAGAAGTAAATGATAGTTTAGTAGTATTAGAAAAAGAATTAGAAGAAAAAATATCTTCTTATGATATTGCAATTAAAAATTTAAAAGGCCAAATAAATGTTATTAAACGTGAAACAAAAGCTAAACTTGATTCTGTTGATAGGTTTGGTGATGACGAGTTGGAACGCTTTTTCGCAGAACGATACCGTCAGCTCCACGATTCAATTAAGAAAGCCAATAGCGAAACTGGTAATTAAAGACCTAATCCAGTTCGATGGTTTATCTCAGGAAGTGCAAACTATGCAATCTATCCTAACTGAAACTAATGATAAATTAAATACTCAAAGTGAATTAGTTGCTAATCTAAAAACCCAAGTATTAAATTATCAATCCCAAATTGATAAATCAAAAAATCAATTAAAAAACCAAAAATACGCTACTCAATCTTTACAAAAATCACTAAGAAAAGAAAGACGTCAAAAAAAATTATATCAAATAGGCTCAGCAATTGGGGGTGGGGCTATACTTTTGTTATTGATACAAAATTAAATGGCTGAAAATCTAAAGAGTATAATAAAAAGCGAATTTATAAAGTGCGCCAAAGATCCGGTGTATTTTATGAAAAAGTATTATACAATTCAGCACCCACAACGTGGTAGAATTAAATTCAATTTATATCCTTTCCAAGAAAAAGTTCTCATGCATATGCATGATGAAGACTATATTGTTATTAACAAATCCCGCCAGTTAGGTATATCAACGTTATTTTCTGCCTATGCCTTATGGATGATGTTATTTAATAAGGATAGAAACGTACTATGTATTGCAACTAAGCAGGAAACAGCCAAAAACATGGTAACCAAGGTACGATTTGCCTATGATCAATTACCGTCATGGCTTAGGATAAAAACGGTTGAACACAATAAATTATCGTTGAGGTTAGCAAATGGATCTCAAATTAAAGCCACAGCAGCAAGTTCAGATGCTGGACGATCAGAAGCAGTATCTTTGCTACTAATTGATGAGGCAGCATTTATCGATGGAATTGATGAGATATTCGCCTCAGCACAACAAACACTAGCCACTGGGGGTGGATGTATCGCTTTATCTACACCTTATGTTACAGGTAACTGGTTCCATTCAACATGGGTTAAAGCAGAAGCAAGAGAAAATACATTTTTACCAATCAGGTTGCCATGGACTGTACATCCAGAGCGTAACCAAACTTGGAGAGATGAACAAGATGTTATATTAGGTAATAGAATGGCAGCACAGGAATGTGACTGTGACTTTAGTACCTCAGGGGACACTGTAATTGAACCCGATATTTTAAACTTTTACGAAAAAACTTATTTACAAGAACCAGTTGAACGTAGAGGTATAGATGGTAACTTATGGGTATGGCAAATCCCAGACTATTCTAGGGATTACATGGTAGTAGCCGATGTTGCTCGTGGTGATGGAAATGACTATTCTGCATTCCATGTGTTTGATATAGAAGAAGCAACACAAGTTGCTGAATATAAGGCGCAAGTACAAACAAAAGATTATGGTAATTTATTATTTGCTATAGCTACAGAATACAACGATGCTCTACTAGTAGTAGAAAATGCTAACATTGGATGGGCTGTAATACAACAATTAATAGATAGAGGTTATAGAAATTTATACTATTCACCTAAAATGGATGTATCAATGACCAATGCTGACCAATATCTTAGTAGATATGAAAACGGCCAAGGTATGGTTCCTGGATTTACAACATCAATGAAGACAAGACCACTTGTTGTCTCCAAATTAGTTTCGTATCTTCACGAAAAATCCGTAATATTCCGCTCAAAACGGTTATTAGAGGAATTAAGAACATTTATATGGAAACATGGTAAAGCACAAGCACTCTCAGGATATAACGATGATTTAACTATGGCGTTTGGTATATCTATGTTTTTAAGAGACACAGCACTACACTTTAGACAACAAGGTGTAGATATGGCACGTGCTTCATTAGGAGGGATACACTCTACTAATTATAAAGCACCTAACATTTATCAAGGTGGTAATCAATTAAAAAATCCATACGAAATGGAAAACCCATATGGTGATAAGGAAGATATTTCCTGGTTATTAGGGTAATTAATATTTATTATATATACTAAACATGGCAGATACTTCATTATTCGGTAGATTAAGACGATTATTCTCTACAGACGTTGTAATTAGAAACGTTGGAGGTAATCAACTTAAAGTGACGGATTCAGATCAAATCCAATCACTAGGCCAATTACAAACCAATTCACTATTTGATAGGTTTAACAAATTATATAGCACAGTAGGCGGTGTAAATTATGTTACACAACAACAAACAAATTTTCCATCTACACGAATTCAATTATATACTGACTACGAAGCAATGGATACTGATGCTATCGTAGCTTCTGCTTTAGATATTGTAGCTGATGAAGCTACTTTACGTAATGATATGAGCGAAGTACTACAAATCCGCTCTTCAGACGAAACAGTACAAAAAATATTATATAACCTATTTTATGATGTTTTAAATATCGAGTTTAACTTATGGAGTTGGACACGTAACATGATCAAATATGGTGATTTTTATTTAAAGTTGGAAATATCTGAAAAATTTGGTGTATATAATGTTGTACCATTTTCATCTTATACTATTTTAAGACTAGAAGGTACAGATCCCCAAAATCCTGCTGAGGTAAAATTCAAATACGATCCAAGTTATTCGGTATCTGAAAATGCTTTAGGATTCCAACAAATAAACCCATCAGTAGGTGTAAATACTGGTAACGAAGTTATATTTGATAATTATGAAATGGCACACTTCCGCCTATTATCAGACTTTAACTACCTTCCTTACGGAAGATCATACCTAGAACCAGCGCGTAAAATATGGAAACAAATGACATTGATGGAAGACGCAATGCTTATCCATAGAATTGTTCGAGCGCCTGAAAAACGTACTTTCTTCGTGAATGTCGGTAATATTCCACCAAATGAGGTAGAAACCTACATGCAACGCATGATCAACAAAATGAAGAAAACACCTTATGTTGATCCAAATACAGGAGATTATAATTTAAAATTCAATATGCAAAACATCCTAGAGGATTTCTATATTCCTGTTAGAGGTGGTGACCAAACTACACGTATTGAAACAACAAAAGGTTTAGATTATGCTGCTATTGAAGACGTTACATATCTAAGAGATAAATTATTCTCAGCTCTTAAAGTACCAAAAGCTTATTTAGGATACGAAGGTGATCTAGAAGGTAAAGCAACATTAGCTGCTGAAGATATTCGTTTTGCTCGTACAGTAGAACGTATTCAAAGAATATTAATTTCAGAATTAACTAAAATTGCACTTGTACACTTATATTCACAGGGATATGATGGTGCTGCATTAACAAACTTTGAATTATCATTAACTACTCCTTCTATCATATACGATCAGGAAAGAATAGCATTATTGAAAGAAAAAGTAGAACTTGCACAACAAATGCAAGAAACTAAATTAATGCCTACTGATTGGATATATGATAATATTTTCCACTTTAGTGAAGACCAATATCAAGAATATAGGGACTTAATCATTGAGGATCAGAAAAGAGTTTTCCGTACAAATCAGATAGCTGAAGAAGGAAATGATCCTGCTGAATCCGGTGAAGCGTATGGTACACCACATGCATTAGCTTCATTATATGGAGCAGGTAGATACCCAGGAAGTAAGGGTGTCCCATCAGGATATAGTGTAAATGATCCAGAATACCCAGAAGGAGCTCTTGGTAGACCAAATGAAAAAGCCTCGAATTATGGTACACAAGATAGTAACTTAGGAAGAGATACATTAGGTAAAGATAGAATGAAAGCTCAATCTGGAGAAGAAGACAGACCCGGATTATCTAATACAGGTATTACAGTAGAAAATTTAAGTACCAAAGCAGTTTATGCTAAAAACCATAAAATGTTAGAGGGAATGTTTCCTAAGCAAAAGGTATCACTTTTTGAAGGTGAAAAGTTATTAGATGAAGACCAAATCCGCGAGGAAGTTAAGTAATTTCAATATTTATAACTAGTAGCGCACTACTTATGAAAATAAAACATAATAAATACAAGAACACTGGTATCTTGTTCGAACTGCTAGTACGTAAAATTACTGCAGATACACTATCCAGTGGTAATTCTAAAGCTGCCACTTTAGTAAAAAAATATTTTACTAAAAGTGAACTTGCTAATGAGAATAAACTCTACCAAACAATAAATCAATCTATATCCTTATCAGAAGGTAAAGCTGAATCTGTACTATCTACAGTACTAGATTTATCTAGAAAATTAGATAAGGAAGTCCTATCAAAAGAAAAATACAATTTAATTCGCGAAATTAAAGAAAATTTCGACATGAATGATTTTTTTGGGGCTAAAATAAAAAATTATAAGCTATTAGCTTCAACATATGTTCTATTAGAATCACATACTAATAAAAAATTCGCTAACCCCGAATCAATTATTACATCTAAAATTACTATTCTAGAACATATTACTTCTAATCCTGATACTAAAATGTCCTTATCACCATTAGTAGAAGAACTAATGTCATTAGATAAAGGTACACGTGCTCTTACTTATAAAATTATGCTTGAAAAGTATAATACAAAGTTTGACGGGTTAAGTACAGAACAAAAAGAAGTATTAAAAGAATACATAAATAGTGCTACAGATGCTCCTAAGCTTAAAGAATTTTTAAATTCTAAGTTTAAGAGTATATCTATTACGCTGAAAGAAAACGTAGATAAAATAGAGGAGCCGGCACTAAAAATAAAAATCCAAGAAGTTATAAATTTAATTGAACCTATTCTAGAGACTAGAAAGTTAAAAGATGATCACTTAGTTGCGCTACTACAGTATCTCGATCTTTCTAATGAAATAGTGACAGTATGAAATTAAAAGTAACAGGATTAAAGAAGGAAATGAGCACCACTGGAACTGGTGCTTCCTCTACACCTGGTACAGGTGCACAATATGCTTCTCCAAAAGCATTTAAAAAGAAAACTGATGAAATTGGTGAACCTTTCGAAATTCCTAATCCTTCAGTTCCTAACAGAAAGTCTAAATTTATCGACTACAAACAGTTATTTGAAGACGCGATTGATGAGCTCTCTGAAAAAAAGAAATTCAACCCTGTAACAGATTTATCTAGTAGTCAGGCTGACGCTGGTTTAAATACAGGATATGATATGGATACTCAAGATGCAGCATCAGTATTAGAAGCTGAAGTTGGAGATGTTAAAGTATCTGGAGGAAATAAATATACTGTAACGGATGTTGATCCTCAAACAGGTAAAATATCATGGGATGTAGAATCTGTACCAGCATTTGATTCTGTTTATAAAGAATTTGACGATTTACGTAAAGTAATTGCTGCTTTAGATCAAAAAACAGACGATCAAGTAGTAGATGATATTGCTGCTAAAATCAAATCTGAATTTAACAGATATCGCACACACATCAGAAAAAATTATCCTGAAGCATATAAAAAATTCACTATAAACGAAGCACGCTATAGTCAATTTAAAAAGAAATCACAATTCCGTACGCCTACACAACAACTACATATGGCTGTACGTGAAATGAGACGTAAAATTGATGAAATGAGTAAAGTTGTAACGTTTACTGAAAGAATGCGTACAGAATTAAAAGCAAGTAATGAGGGTATGACATATTTGAACCGTACCCGTGAAGCCATTAATAAAATAACAGAAAAATTACAAGATTTAAATAATAGAATTAAAGGTTTAACTGAATAATGGCAAAAGGAATTAATTTAGGTAACTATATAGCAACACCTAAAAGAAAAAGACCAGGTGTGCATGCTAAGAGCAAATCATCTAAAATAAAAAATAGTAAAAATTACGTTAAGGCCTACAGAGGTCAAGGTAAATAAATATTTATATACATGACAACACAAGACTTATATACTAAAGTAGTAGCTGGCGAGATTACAGAACAAAAGTTCTTGTATGAAGTACGTCGTGATACTAACTTACCGTTTATTACCCCAAGTAACAACTTTAAAGATACTGTAACTATCTTAAAGAATAAGGGTATGATTTCTGAAAAACAAACTAAATTATCTACAGGAAAACAAGAAGTAGATATAATTGCTAAAACCATTGACATGGTTAACCCATACGAATACGCCAGAGGTATGGATGTTGAACTAGGTCTTGAAAATGAAGCAGTTGGTAATGTAGATATTACAGAAGACGACGTTAAAAAAGCACAGAAAAAAGTACTTAAAAATCTTACTAAAGACGCTAACTACTATTCTAAAAAGAACTTCGCTACAATGGGTGATAGTGAATACGAAGTAGAAGTAAATGCTAAATCTATTGCTGCATTAGAAAAACAAAAAGGTAAAATTATTCGTGAACACGGAGAAGATGCTGAAAGAGTAGCTGATGTAAACGCAAGTTCTACTATGTTAGAAGATGATAGTGTTGAAGAATTAGGCAGACTACGTGATTCTATCTACGAAAAATACGCTAAAAAATATGGTGTAGATGTAGATGAACTTAAAGATAAAGTTGAAGCTAAAAAATTAGAAACGGAAGATGTAGATAAAACAACAAAATTAGCAATTGCGGATGAAATAGCTCAATGGAGAAAGGGAAATTTATCTAAAGAACAACTAAGAAAAAGCCTTATGGATTTAAGTGATGGAGAATTTCAATTAGATTCTATTAAAGGATTTAATAATGAAACTATAGAAGCAATTGAAGTAGATGATGAAGATACAGCTATTGCTGTTCAAAAAAAATCTCCTGATTCTGATGTTCGTATAGTAAAAAAGTAAGATGGCTCAAAAATTATTAATAGAATATTCCGTATTTACACCTAAAAGATCCAAAATTACAGAGGGTATTGCTGGTGGTAAAAACTTAATGGTTGAAGGTGTTGTTCAGCGTGCTGAAGAATTTAACCATAACGGAAGACGTTATCCATTTGAAATCCTAAAAAGAGAAGTTGATAAATATATTGGTGGACCTATAGCTGAAAATAGAGCATTAGGTGAATTAGACCACCCAGAATCTTCTGTAATCAACTTAAAAAATGCCTCTCATAATATTAAAGAATTATATTGGGATGGAAATGATTTAATGGGTAAAATAGAAGTTTTACCTACCCCATCAGGTAATATATTAAAAGAATTATTCAATAATAAAATTACTGTTGGTATCTCATCTCGTGGTATGGGTTCTGTTAAACAATTAGGTGAAGGTAGAGTAGAGGTAGATGATGATTTCGAACTATTATGTTGGGATTTTGTTTCTACACCTTCTACACATGGTGCTTTTATGAAACCTACTGGATTAAACGAAGGTAGAGTACATAGAGCAACTAACAAATATTCAAAACTTAACGAAATTATATCTGATATTATTTGCACACAATCAGGTATTTGCTGTTTACGTTAAGACATTCTCAATCTTTTAGACTCCCTATATATTTATCTACAGATAAGATAGATATTCCCAATAATATCTCACTCAAGATATAAACTCTTATATTACTTCCCTTAATAAGTAATCCCGACAAAAATTTATTGAAAATGTCAAACACAAAGTTTTTCAACGATGCTATCGCTGAAGCTAAAGCAATCCGTGAGACTGCTCTTGCTAATGCCAAACTTGCTCTAGAAGAAGCTTTTACTCCACAAATTCAATCTATGTTAGAGAAAAAATTAGCTGAAGAAGCTGATGACATGGATGAAGCTAAAGATATGGACGAGGCGAAAGCCAAGGATATGGACGAAGCAAAAGATATGGATGAAGCTAAGAAAGATGTAGACGAGGCTAAAAAGGACATGGACGAAGCAAAATCCGATATGGATGAAGCTAAGGACATGGACGAAGCAAAGAAAGACGTTGACGAAGCCAAAAAAGACGTAGATGAAGCTAAATCCGATATGGACGAAGCAAAATCTGATGTTGATGAGGCTAAGAAAGACGTAGACGAAGCTAAAGTAGATGAAGCACAAGTTGACGAGAAAAAAGACGTAGATGAAGCTAAAGTAGAAGAAGCATCTGTAGAGGAATCTGCAGTTGAAGAAGCTGCTGTAGAAGAAGCTGCTGTCGAAGAAGGATCAATTGAAGAAATCGATCTAGATGAATTATTAGCTGAACTTGAAGCCGCTGAAGGCCAAGTATCAGAAGAAACTGTAGAAGAAACAGCACCAGTTGCTGAAACTGAAATCGAAGAAGAAGCTCCTGTAATAGAAGCTGAAGCTGAAGACGAAGTAGGTGAAATTACAGTTGACGAGCTTAAAGATATTATCAAAGACGTCATGGCTGACGTACTTGGTGGTGGAGCTGAAGGCGGTGAAGATATGGAAGTTGACGTAGACGGAGACGGTGACATGGATGTTGCTATTGACGCTGACGAAGACGGAGATATTGAAATTGACGAAACTAAAGTTGAAGAGAAAAAAGAAGTTGAAGAAGTTAAAGCTGAGTTAAACGAAGCTGTAAACGTAATCAACACACTTAAATCAGAACTTAACGAAGTTAACCTTCTAAACGCTAAGCTTTTATACGTGAACAAATTGTTCCGTAGCAAAACATTAACTGAAGCACAGAAAGTAAAAGTGATCAATGCATTTGATCGTGCTGAATCTGTGAAAGAAGTTAAAAATATATTCGAAACAATTAAAGACACAACAACTAAAGCTAAAACGACAGTAAACGAATCTCGTTCATTTGCTTCTAAAGCTGCTGGTGTTGCTGAAACTAAACAACCAATTGTTGAGAGTAATGATTTCGTAGCTAGAATGTAAAAGCTAGCCGGTATTATTTAATTTTTAAAAAACATTTAAAATGTCAAACGTAGTAAATCAACTATTAGAGACCGCTAACCCATACAAGTCAGTACAAAAAGATGCTGCTAGACTTGCTGGAAAGTGGGACAAGTCAGGATTACTAGAAGGAATTTCTAGTGACACTGATAAAGCTAACATGAGTATCATGTTAGAAAACCAAGCTAAACAACTTGTTGTTGAAGCTAATACAACTGGAACTGGCGCAAGCTTTACTCCAGGAACTGGTGAGCAGTACGCTGCAGTAGCACTACCCCTAGTACGTAAAGTATTTGGACAAATCGCTGCTAAAGAATTTGTTTCTGTTCAACCAATGAGCCTTCCTGCTGGACTAGTATTTTATCTAGATTTCCAATATGGATCATCTAAAACTCCAGTTACTGACGGAGATTCAATGTATGGTGATAGCTATACAGACGGTCACTTTGGTAACACAAACACAGGTGGACTTTACGGAGCTGGAAGATTTGGATATTCAATCAACCAATTCTCAGCTTCTGTTGCTGATGCTAACCATACTGTTGCTTCAGCTTCTTATGCTGATGTAAACTTTAACTCTGATTTCTCAGCTTCTATAGCAGCTGCTCCAGGGCAAATTACTAAAATTACTGTTAAAACAGGATCTTTAGCTAATGCTGATATAGACGGAATTAGAGGATTCTATTTAACTGGTGATAACGGAGCATTAGCTGCAATTACAGCTGCTGAAAACCTTCCATCTTTAACTAAGTTAAATGGAGATAGTATTGACTTCTTTGTAACTTCATCTGGTATTGAAAGTGATGAAAACATTACTGTTTTCTATAACAAGCAAACTGCTGATAACGCAAGAGGTGATTACGAAGATGGAGCTGATTACTCATCACAGTCTGGTACTGGTAGAGCAATTAACATCCCAGAAATCGATGTTCAACTAAGAAGTGAAACTATTGCTGCTAAAACAAGAAAGTTAAAAGCACAATGGACACCAGAATTTTCTCAAGACTTAAACGCTTTCCATTCACTAGATGCTGAAGCTGAATTGACTAACATCCTTTCAGAATACATCTCATTGGAAATCGATCTTGAAATTCTTGATATGTTAATCGAAAACGTACCAACTAGCCAAGTTGCTGAGTGGTCTGCAAGAGTAGGTAATGAAATTAATTCATCTAAAACTGCATTCGATTCTAACACTAATGGTGTATATTATACACAAATGAGCTGGTTCCAAACACTTGGAATTAAACTACAGAAAATTTCTAACTTGATTCACCAGAAAACTCTACGTGGTGGTGCTAACTTTATGGTAGTATCTCCAACTGTAGCAACTGTACTAGAATCAATTCCAGGATTTGCTGCTGATACTGATGGTGATGTAACTAAAGCTAATTATGCATTTGGTGTACAGAAAATCGGTGCTTTAAACAGCCGTTACAAAGTGTACAAAAACCCATACATGACTGAAAACACAATCTTGATGGGCTTTAGAGGAAATCAATTCCTAGAAAGTGGTGCTGTATATGCTCCATATATTCCATTAATCATGACACCTCTAGTGTACGATCCTAATACCTTCACTCCAAGAAAAGGTATCATGACACGTTACGCTAAGAAAATGGT